TGGGTCGAGTGGCTGATGGGGTGGCCGCCAGGGTGGACAGACTTAAAGCCATTGGAAATGGACAAGTTCCATTGTGTGCAGCAACAGCATGGAGAATCCTAAGTGAACCATGAGCACAGACAAGTCGCCAACAGCATCCTCTCTCGACTTAAAGACGGGGAACAATTTAGCCAATCTGTCATCCGAACAGCGCTTAGAGATACAGGAGACCTTGCGGACGATGGAAGCGAGGGATTGGATCAATCGCTACAAAAGAAAAATCAAGGCAGTTGGCAAGAGAGAAGCCTACGTTTGGTGGCTAAAAACGATTGAAGACATTGAAAAACGCCGAGGCAAAGCTGAAGCTGTCGAATTACGCAGGAGAATGAATGAGGGCGGCAAAAATTGATGCAAATCAAGAAGCGGTGGTCACGGCGTTACGAACGGCTGGCGCTACGGTGCAATCTTTGGCTGGTGTTGGCAAGGGTGTACCTGATTTGTTGGTGGGTTTTAAAGGCCAGACCTTGCTTATGGAAGTTAAGGACGGCTTTAAACCGCCGTCTGCGCGACTTTTAAACAAAGACCAGCTAAGGTGGCATGGAAACTGGAATGGCGGCGCATTGGCGGTTGTAGACAGCCCTGATGCGGCTTTACGCATGATTGGGGTGATCAAGTGAGAAGCCTTGAGCAAAACCGGCTAATGTGGGCAAACCTTGAGGACATTGCCCAACAAGTGGTTTGGTACGGTCAAAAGCTACCCAAGGAAGAATGGAAAGATGTGCTGACTGCTGCGCTGAAAAAGCAAAAGATCGTGCCAGGCATTGAGGGCGGGTTTGTGGTCATTGGCGCAAGGACAAGCAAAATGAGCGTGGCAGAAATGACCGAACTGATTGAGCTGTCATCTATGTTTGGCGCACAGCAAGGTGTTAAGTTTCGAGCAATTGAGGAATGAAATGCCCAGAATGCGGGACTTGGACTATCGTAAAAGAAACGAGAACTTCAACAGGAAACACACGGCGGCGGCGTTTAGAGTGCGCCAACGAGCACAGATTTACAACTTTGGAGACAATAATTGTTTCAAAAACACCAATACGTCAGGTCAAAAAAACTTTTAAAACTGGTAGCGGGTCTTGATTGCCAAGCCTGTGGGTCGGGCAACATGGTGCAAGCGGCGCACACAAATTGGGGTGGTGGCAAGGGTCGGGGCGTAAAGGCTGACGACAATCTGGTGGCTGCACTGTGCCTCAAATGCCATTACGAAATTGACCAAGGCAAAGAGTTAAGCAAAGAGGAACGGCAAAAAAAGTGGTTGGCGGCACACATGGGGACGGTTCATGCGTTAACCCAAGCGGGATTGTGGCCTGTTGACTTACCTATTCCAGCGTTTACAATTGAGCCGCAGTTGTCTCCTTTGCAGGGGCATTGACCCCTGCTTTTTTTAGGATAACCATGAAAAAAGACGTAGCCGACTTTATTTCCACGCTGTTTCACAGCTCCACGGTGACGCATTTCATGCACCTGAGCACCGATTCATACGCCACGCATAAGGCTTTGGGTAAATACTACCCAGCCATTGTTGATCTGGCTGACAACTACGCAGAGGCGTACTCGGGCTGTTACGAAAAGATCAAGGATTTTCCTGAGAACTTTCACAACGCCAAAGACCCGCAAAAGTACCTTGCCAGCATCAAAACCTACATAGAAAAAAACCGTGATGCTTTGCCAGACGATAGTCATTTGCAAAACATTGTGGATGAGATTGCCGCATTAGTTGACAGCACAATCTATCTACTGTCATTAAAATGATCAGAATATTTGCTGGCTATGACCCAAGGGAAGCTGTTGGCTACCATGTGTTTTGTCAGAGCCTGATTGAGCGCACGAGCGAGCCGGTCGCCATAACACCGTTATACGGTACACAGCGGGACGGCACAAACGCATTCACTTATCAGCGGTTTCTAGTACCCTACTTCACCAAGTTCACAGGCAAAGCAATATTTTTAGACGCAAGCGATATGCTGATGCTGTCCAACATTGATGACCTGAGCAAGCTGTTTGACCCAACCAAGGCGGTGCAGGTGGTCAAGCATGACTACCAGACCAAGCACCCAAGGAAATATATCGGCACACCGATGGAAGCGGCGAATCGGGACTATCCCCGAAAGAACTGGTCAAGCCTGATTTTGTGGAATTGCGACCACCCAAGAAACCGAGTGTTGACACCTGACTTTGTGGCTGACCACAGCGGCTCAGACTTACACCGATTCGGCTGGTTGCCCGATTCACTTATCGGTGAGCTACCGAAAGAATGGAACGTACTGATTGGCGAGCAAGACAACAAGAACGCCAAGATAGCGCACTACACGCTGGGTATACCTGAGTTTGACCATTACCAAGATTGTGATTTCAGCAAGCAGTGGCACAATACCAAAAGCCGAATGATGAACGGCCTGATCAAAATGAAAGAGGTAGCCAATGCCTGATTACAGTTTGTTAGCCCAAGCCCTTAGCCGTGAGCCTGGCTTGTCTGGCGCAAGGTATTTAGAATCTGGTCAAAACATGACTGAGGGTTCATTAAAGGGCAAAGGGTACTTTGGTGAGATACCTGTAAACCAAGGCGGGGCAATGACCGAGTTTTCGAGCGCCTTTGAGCAAGACGGCAAAATGGTGTCACACCCATTGTTAGTGCCGACCCTTAACAAACAGGAAATTGACCTGTTAAGAATGGGAATAGAGCCAACGCCTGAGATATACAAAAAAGCACAGGACTATGCCCAAAAACGTATTGGCGCAGGTCAAAGCCCATTTGCAACCCCGCAGGAATTGCGGTATCCAATGCCTACCGAATGAAAATTACCCAGAAAAAGGTTGACAGCCTAATACCCTATATCAACAACAGCCGCACCCACAGCGATGAGCAAGTGGCACAAATAGCGGCAAGCATTAAAGAGTTTGGCTGGACTAACCCAATATTAGTGGATGGGGACAACAGCATCATTGCAGGCCACGGCAGGCTATTAGCGGCAAGGAAGCTAGGCTACAAGGAAGTACCCACCATAGAATTGGCAGATTTAACTGAAACCCAAAAGAAAGCCTATATCATTGCCGACAACCGCTTGGCGCTTAACGCAGGCTGGGACAACGAGCTGCTAACCATTGAGCTTAACGATTTGCTGGCAGACGGCTTTGCGCTGGAATTGCTGGGTTTTGACCCTAAAGAGTTGGACGCATTGCTTGAGCCAGAAGTGGTTGAGGGCTTAACAGACGAGGACGCTGTTCCTGACGTGCCTGATGAGCCAACCACTAAGCTGGGCGACATTTACCAGTTGGGCAACCATCGTTTAATGTGTGGGGATTCGACCAGTATCGATGCTGTGGACAAGCTGATGGATGGGCAAAAAGCTGACATGGTCTTTACCGACCCGCCTTATGGCGTAAGTTATACAGGCGGCGCAAAAAAATGGGATGGCATTAAAAACGATTCATTGCAAAATGAAAACTTGGTTGATTTTCTTAACTCTGTTTTTAATTGTGCTGTTTTAAGCACCAAAGATAGTGCGCCTTGGTATGTTTGGCACGCATCAAACACAAGCGCAGATTTTTATCAGGCATTACAACAAGTTGGCAAAAAACCATCAGCACAAATTATTTGGGTAAAAAATATCATGGCTGGCGGTTTTGGTGATTATCGTGGCAAGCATGAGCCATGTATTTATTGTTCAGGCGGTAAAAACGCATGGCATGGTGGTAGAGACCAACACACCATTTGGAATGTTGATAGGGAACGAAATTACCAACACCCAACACAAAAGCCAGTTGCCCTTGCAGAAAAGGCTTTTGGCAATTCCAGCAAAAGCGGGGACATGATTATTGATTTGTTTGGTGGAAGTGGTAGCACAATTATTGCCTGTGAAAAGCAAAACCGCCATGCCAGACTGATGGAACTAGACCCCAAGTATTGCGATGTTATAGTTAAACGGTGGGAAGACTTTACAGGCAAAAAAGCCGTATTGTTGTTAGAATCCACCGTAACAGCTTAACGAGTTCCCCTATATAAAAGATGGCACTAATTCCTCAAAAGGCGCATAAGCCAACCGATGAAAGCCGCAGGATGGTTGAAAGCACCAGCGGATTAGGCTTGCCGCATGAGCAAATAGCCATTCTTGTGGGTATAGACGACAAGACTTTACGCAAGTATTACCGCACCGAATTAGATTTAGGTAAGGCCAAAGCCAATGGGCAAATAGCCAAAACGTTGTTTGGTAAAGCCACAGGGGGCGACACTACCGCATTGATTTGGTGGACAAAGACGCAGATGCGCTGGGCTGAAACCGTTAAGCAAGAAATCACAGGCGCAGAGGGTCAAGACTTGGTGATCAAGTGGGCAGCAGGGAAATAATACTGCCGTATAGCCCGCGGGAGGCATTTATGCCTTTCCACAATAGAACAGAACGCTGGTCGTGTTTGGTTGCCCACCGTAGGGCTGGCAAGACCGTGGCGGCAATCAATGACCTAATCAAACGAGCCATCACCGAGGGTCATAGAGGGGCGCAATATGCTTATATAGCCCCATTTCGCAGCCAGGCTAAACGAGTGGCATGGGACTACATTAAGCATTACGCCGCACCAATCACTAAAACCACCAATGAATCAGATTTGGCGGTAGAGCTGCTCAACGGCGCAAAGATCATGCTGTTTGGCTCAGACAATGCAGATGCCATGCGAGGTTTAGGATTTAACGGCGTATACCTTGACGAATACGGTGACTTTAAGCCCAGCGTTTGGGGTAACGTCATTCGCCCCACATTGTCAGACCGGCTTGGCTGGGCGGTCTTTGGTGGTACGCCAAAGGGCAAGAATCAGTTTCACGATATTTATAAGGTCAGCCAAAACGTGCCTGATTGGTTTCTGTTAAGGCTACCAGCAAGCGTGTCCCAAATACTGCCAGACTCAGAATTGCAAGCGGCTCGGTCACAGTTAAGCCAAGACCAATACGACCAAGAGTATGAATGCAGCTTTGATGCGGCTATCCTTGGTGCGTTCTTTGGTCAGGAAATGCGCCTTGCTGATGATGAGGGCAGGATATGTGAGTTACCGTTTGAGCCTGACTCGCCAGTATTTACCGCATGGGACTTAGGTTATCGGGACGATACGGCAATCTGGTGGTATCAAGTGGTCAGGGGTGAGATCAGGGTAATGGACTATTACGCTGTCAGCGGCGCAAGCATTGAGGAATTAGCTAATACGGTCATAGCCAAGGGTTACCGATACACCCGCCACTTCTTGCCGCATGATGCCAGAGCCAAGACCTTGGCCTCGGGGGGTAAGTCGATTGTCGAGCAATTGGCTGCACATCTGGGTGGCATAAGCAAACTGGCGATAGTGCCTGAGATCGGCATACAAGACGGCATCCAAGCGGTGCGGATGATTCTGCCCATCTGTTACTTTGACTCTAGATGCGATGAGGGGCTAGAAGCGTTAAGGCAATACCAGCGGGAATACGATGAAGACAAAAAAACTTTTCGTCAAACTCCACGCCACGACTGGTGCTCACACCCCGCAGATGCGTTTAGAATGTTGGCAGTAGCCTATCGACAAGAGGCAAGAGATCAAACACCGCCCAAGGGCAAGACCCTGCAAACCATCACACTTGATGAGCTGTGGGACTATGAGATGCAACATAAAGAGGAACGCATATGAGCCAGCCAGTAGCAGAAGTAGGTGGATACAAAAACATCACCGAAACAGGCGCAGTCAGCACTGGCCCTTGCCAGTTGATTGGTTTCTACGTTAACAGCACTAACGGGGGTACTTTGGTGCTTAGAGATGGCGGGTCAGGCGGCACTGTAATGTGCGGCACGATCACGCCAGCCATTGGGTTTCACCGATTCCCTGCCAATGTTGGATCAAGTCTTCATGCGACTATTGCCGGCACTGCATTGAATGTGACGTTCTTCTTTGCCAGCGGTAACTGATATGTACGCAGAAAACGGCGCATACGAGGGGGAAGACTCAGGCCCGTATTGGCATGACCAAATTGAGACCGCCATTAAGATATTTGATAAGTGGGAAAAGCGCGGCTTAAAGGTTGTCAAGCGGTATCGGGATGAGCGTGATGCCATTGAGATGCCAAGGATGAAATTCAACATCCTGTGGTCAAACATCCAAGTGCTATTCCCTGCCTTGTACGGTAGACAAGCCAAGCCCGAAGTCTCACGCAGATACATGGATCAAGACCCTGTGGGTCGATTGGCATCCACGATGCTCGAGCGTGTCATGGAATACGAGACCATGCAATTCGGTGATTTTGACGCTGCCATGTCTGGTGCGGTGCAAGACAGATTGCTGCCCGGTCGCGGTACAGCATGGATTCGTTATGAGCCTGTAATTGTCAACGACCGCCCCGAGGTTGAGGGCGAGATGGAACAGGACGAGGCGCAGGTCTACAACACGATTGAAGACCCGACAGAGCGCATTGATGCAGCCCACAGCCCCATTGATTACGTCTACTGGTCAGATTTCTTGCATTCACCCGCCCGCACATGGGATGAGGTCTGGTGGGTGGCTCGCGCTGTTTACATGACCAAGGAGGAGGGTGTCGAGCGCTTTGGTGACGTATTCAACAACGTCAGCCTGACCAGCTCAAACACCGACATGGACGGCAAGAATCCATTGACCGCCAAGATGACCTACGACA